TTTTTGTGGAGTTACATTTTCTATATTGTATAGTTTCCTCCCTCCTATTAATTTTATGTATCCCAGGGAATTATAATCTTGATATATTTTATCTGTATATTCTTTCACCTTAGCAAAAAACGGTATATCTTTGTATTGGTCAAACACTCCTCCATACAATTGTTTGAATGTTAACTCTTTGGATTGCTGATATTGTTCTTCTGTTAAAGTATCTGTTTTAAAGTACATTTTTCCTAAATGAGTGTGAACAGAAGCCTCTTCAAATTCATATCCAATCAATTTAGCTAAAATACGAGGATGATATGAATCGTAATCAAATTCAAATAAGTAATCATTTTGTGGTATAATAGCGGATCTTGTTTCTCCATGTTTTGGTAAGGCCGCAAAATTTATATTATTAAATGAATTTGTAGGTCTTGATGTGAAATTATACAAGTTATATTGAGTGTAAATTACATTATCTTTTATATTAAATTTAGCATTTTTAGGCTTGAAATTCATGGCAAAAACAGGTAAATTTAATGTTATCCCTTGTTTCTCGATATCGTAGAACACTCTAACATATTCATGGTTATAATAGCTGTTATAATAATTTAAACTTAAAAATCCTACTACCTTTTCATATATCTTTTCTTGAGTCTCATAATGTTTACAAATCGGGATAATAGAGTTTAAATAAGGTTTATCTCCATAAAGTCTTTCAAAATGAGTGTGTATACTTGTTTCTAAATCTTGTATATACGGAGTGGTTTGGGATGTGGATAATGAAAGCAAATTTACATCTAAAACATGTTCACCTAAAAATTCTTCCCCTATTAAATGTGCTGTTGTTTTTTTATCTAAAACGTAGATTAATTTGTGTTTTAGAAGAAATTCTTTTACTTTGTCTAAACTTAAATAAAATCCTTCACTATGGTTTATAGTAAAGATTAATCCCTTACCATGTTTTGGTTTATAATAAATTAAGGATACTTCAGTTAGTACTGGGTGATAATTTGATGATAGAGGAATTACATTAATGTAGCAACTCTCTTGGATATGGAGTTGTGATAATTGATCTTGTGTCTCTACTAAGTAAAACATATTATAACCTTTATTTAATTAAATATAAAAAGGCTCCCTATGGGAGCCTAATATTTTATATGAAATTTTTTATTCTTTAAATTGGTCTAATGGAAATACAAAACTACCATCTTCTTTAACTTTACCTTCTCCATCCCATACTTTAAATTCTTTACCATTTACAACAGCCGAATCTAATCTACCTACTAATCCTTTTTTGAATGCTGATAAATCACTAGTAGTATCTGCAGGGCCTATGTTAAGATTTGCTTTTTCTCTTTTCATAGCAAAAGCTTGTTGTATTTTACCTACTAATTCTTTATAGTTAGTTGCTCCACCTCTACCTCTTTGAATAGAAGTCATAGCAATAATTGCATCAGGAGATACTAATACTCTGCTTCCTCTTAATTTAAAATGATCAGGTAAACTTGTGAATACTTTACTAGGTACTTTTCCTTCTGAAGGAATAAATCTTTTACCACCTCCGCCGGAGATTGTTTTAGAGTTAATTCTCCAATCGATCTCATTAAGAAGATCTTTTAATTTAATATGAGACATATTTTTAATTATTTACGTTTAAATTCCACTACAAAAAGAATACAACCAAATGTTGCTATTCCAATCATGAGACCTTCGGCCATTTTAAAAATTAGTTTATTATAAATATTTGACTTTTTAATTACTTTGAAAATTGTTTTAAATCAGTTAAATATTGTTTTATACCAATAAAATTAGGCTCAGTTTTATCTAATATTCTTTGATTGGTATCTATTATACCTGCTCTAGTTGTTATATTGTTAACTTTTTCATTATAAAGAGGACCTGATATTTGCCAAAATATTGAAACTACTTTCCATAATGAAGTATTGGCATCACCTACACCACTTGTAAAGGCATTATAAGTTGCTTTATTGATTTCCATTAATCTAAATGTGGTTCCATTTCTTTGTCGGGCAAAATATCTTGTTATTTTACCTGCTCTATAATCTACTTCTGTAGGGCGTGGGGTAAAAGGAGTAGGGTCAACTAAATTAACTTCAACAGGTTTTAATTGTTTATAATTTTCAACTACAAGATCACTAAAACCAATATTTGATGGTACATAATCTGTTAATAAAATAGAAGAACCCTCACTAGGGTTAGCTCCAGTAAATGACTCACCTTTAAAAGTAGTATAATATAAACCAACATAATCCTTACCATCTGGAGTTGTAAATTGGCCAGGGTTTGCTTTTTGATTAGTTATTACTCGTGATTTAGGAAAATATTTCATTTTAATTTAGCATTTTAACCCCAATATAATTCATCTTGAGAGTTATTAAATCTATTATAGAAATTAGTTGCAAATTTACTTCTTTCAGCTGCTCCATATTTAGGTTCATTAAAGTATACATCAGGACCTCTATTACAACCATAACAAACTTCTACAGTTTTAGCAAATAAGTAAGCAGCATCACTAGCATTTGGTGAATTTCTAACTTCACTTAACCATTTTTTATAAGTTGGGTATCTATTTAATAAATAATTAATTTGAGTTTCAATAGTATTACCTATAATGCTAAAAACAGTATTAGCATCTTGAGTGCCACCATTTATAAATTTACCATTCCATTGAATTAATCCTAATGAAGGGTATCCATTTGTATCTTTTTTATTTATAGCTTTAGGATTAAATCTACTTTCTTTCTGAATGTTACCCATAATACCTGCCACTGCTATTTTACTTAATCCTGATTGTTTTAATAGGTTTTTTACTAATAATTGGTTAGTTGTAGTTTGGGCGTCTGATATAGTATTTGATTCTCCTCCTATTGTTTTATATTGTGATAAAGAAGGTTGTTTATCTTTAGCGGCTTGTATAGCTTTTCTATCTGCTTCAGTTAAGGGTTCAAATCTGATATTAAGAGTTTGCCCCGTAATTTTAGTTGTCCATTTATTATTATTAAAATTTTGATCAATTGTATGAAGGATGAAAGCAACTTTTTGTTTACCTGCTTCAGAACCTGATTGAATCAAATACGATTGGGGCAATGAATCTGAAGGAATTATAAAAGCCGAGTGAGGTATTATTCCACTTAATCCGTCCATTTCTAAACTAAAATCTAATGGTAAAATTACTCCAGAGTTAAATGCATTATCATCTCCTGATTTATAAGGATCAGAAAATATTTCTCTATATGTATTTAAACATGAATCTATTTGATCTGAATTGAATATTAAAGCCATAAATTTATAATTTTATTTAAAACCAAGATCTAGTATTTATACCAGTTTGTTTAATAGCTAACTGAGTCCATACTTTTTCAATTTCTGTATCTCTAATATTATATATAGATTTATATCCAGTTTCTAATTCATCATATACATAATTGTACAATCCTGAATCTAGATATTCTACTTTTTGATCGGCCTCACCAAACCCGTTATAATCTAAACTATCAGCTATAGAATTATTAGATTCAGCATTAATTTTATTTTTAACTTCTTCATATGAACGTTGTAAAGCAGTAAGTTCACCTTTATCTTCTAAATTTCTAGCAGCTTCTCTTAAAGTTTCATAAACAGCATTTAATCTAAGTAAAACTAATGATTTTACTTGACTTAAAGGAACTGTAGTAATTAAATTATTAACTTGAGTAACTCCTAATTCTCTTTCTTGTTGAGCATTTTCTGCTGGAGTGTTAGAGCTAGCTCCTGTTCCTTGTCCACTATATATATTTTCTACATATGTTCGCAATTCAATATATCTTTCAACAACATTACTATTAGCCCCAGCTTCTTTATTACTTTCAGTTCCTGAATCTACTACTACTGTATCTAATCTATTGTATAATCCTTTATTTAAGTGAGAAAAAGCTAAAGCATTCTCAGCTCCTTGAACTCCATAAGGTTGAGCTTGAGCAGCTACTACAATCATAGCGGCAGTGTTAGGTGCTATTTTAGAAGTATAATTAAAATCATAAACTATACTTTTTTTACCTAACACTGGTATTTCAGTATAATCAGGAACTGGAAATCCAGGACCTGTCATTCTTCTATCATCTAATATTCTTACGCATCTTGAATCATCATCAGGTACAATTCTAAATTCATTATATCCCCCACAAGCTTTAGAGATTCCATCTAAAATATCTTTAACTAAATCTACAAAATATACATTTCCTTTAGCATCATTAGCTCTCCATTTTTTTATTAAACTAGCTACCCAATTTACATTTACTAAAGTCCACATAAATCTACCACCAGTACCATCATTATCAAAAAAGGGAAAATTAGTTTGTATATCTTCAAAAACTCGTGAAGTTATTCCAAAAGGTAATTGATTTGAACCAATTAAACATACTGATGGATCAAGTGAACAATGTCTTTGAAAAGTAAAGCATCTATTAGTGTAAGGATTAACATCTATGTAAATGTAAGGACGTTGTTTATCTTGCTCTTCACCCTCATTTCTCTGAAATAACATTCCTGTAGATTTTATTAATAATAATAAATTACCTAAAGTTATATATACTTGAGCTAAACCGGGTTTAGTGATGTCTGTAGTATTGGCTTCTTCTTCTCCAGATACTTCATAATCCATTATTAATCTTCCAAAGTAATTAGAAACTGTAATAGCGGGTACTTTAGTATCTATAAATCCACCATCATAATTAGTAGATATACCAGGTTCATTAATTAATCTATAATTGTATCCTTTTTTTTGTAATTCAGAATTAAGATTCCAAGCTAATAAATCAAGATTTATATTATTATAAAAAGGTTGAATATAATTTAAATAACCAACATTGGTTTCTATAGTATAATTATCTCTTACAATATTATCTCCAAATAAAAAATCCGCTGCAGCATTAGCTAATCCTTCTAAGTAACCTGTATCATCTGGAGCATTAATTACATCTTTAGAATATATTTTATATAAAGCACCATTTAGTAATGATTTATTAGAGTCTGAGACTACTGGATAGACTGAGCCTGATAATTCATTATCTGTAGGAGTACTACCTGAATAATCTCCCGATATATTAATTTTTAATGATTCTAAGATATCCCCTGCTCCTACTAATTGAACTTGGCAATTGAATGTACCATTTTTAGATAAAGAATAAGTAAAATTTTTAATGGTACCCCAAGAAGCATCATAATTACCACTATGTAATTTTCTATGAGTAGTAATAGCTCCCATCAATTCCTCTTTAGTAGTAATATTATAAAAAGGAAGTGGTTGAGGAACGTTTTCTATTTTTTCTGTCTTATTATCTATATAGTAAGTATGTCCCCATTCTACTAATAAACCAAAACCTAGTTTCATATACAGAGCTTCCATTATATTAAGTTGCTCCATATTATGACAAACAAAGTCAATAGTTGTTTCTTTTAAAGTACCTAATTTACCACCAGTTTTAATAGAAATATTAGTCATACCGGGCATAGGGGTTAAACCAAAATCTGTTCCACCTATACCATAAGCCCCATCAGGGCTTATTCCTGATCGTAATAAATAAGTTTTTTCATTTGTAAGATTATCTGCTAATCCTCCTTGTAAAATATATTTTCTAGATAATTCATTATCTTGTAATCCTTGATAATTCATATTACCCTCTCTAACATTAGCTCCAGAACTTACTCTAATCCAAACATTTTTATTAGATAACCAATTTAATTCAGATGAAGATCTGTAATCATTATTAACAAGAGCTTTACGTTTTTCTATTTGAGTAGCAACATAAGGTTGAAAGGCAGAACCAGCGATATTAGTGTAATCTAAATCGGCCATAACTTATTATATATTATTTAATTGATTATATTTAGATATAAGACTTGATAAATCTTTAGGTATTCTTAAATACATTCCTGTTGGTGGATAAATTGAGCCTCCTTCTAGATTATTAACCATAGCTATAACCCACCATAAAGTAGCATCTCCATAAAAATCAAAAGCTATATTATCTAATCTATCAGTTACTCCTGTTAAAATATAATTATCATCAGGTTGGGCTTCAATATTAGGATAATAAGTTGGTTTATACATAGTTTTACCTGAAGTTGAGGCAATACCTGTATCAGATTTCATTGTAGAGATTATTTGATATCTACTTGGCATAGTTTTATATTTTAATATAAATATGTAAAATACAAAAGGCTCCTAATGGAGCCTAATTTAATTTAATTCTGAAGGGATTTCTTCAGGGTTTACAGGATCAGGTGGTGGAGGAACTTTAGCTAATTTATATCTATAATCAAAATCTTTTCTTATTAAATAATTATTAGCTATGGTTTCTGAAACTATAACAGGTTCTTTAAGACCTTTTTGAGGTAATTTATCCATTATAGGTTTGAAATTCATTTGTATTTTTAATATTTGAGGAACTTCCATTTGTAATTGATCCAGTGCTACACCTTCATCATTATTTATTTTTCGTAATTCAGGTTGTTTCATTTTAATTTCCCAAGCATAATTATCCTCTACACTTATATTCATAGATGTAATAATTCCTGGTACTCTATAAAAATATTCTCCTATAGTTAATTTATGAAGGTTACCTCTCATAAATCCTGAACCTAGTTGATAATCAGGTAGTAATGTAGATGCTAGATAATTTGTTTTTTGATAGATTTTCTCCATTTCTTGAACAGATTGAGCTGCTACTATAAAAGTAAATCCTACTTCTCTTGTAAATCCTTGGTAAGTATAAAAGTTTTCACCTCTACCCATGTATTTTTTAGAATCCCATTCAGCACCTATATTATCAGAAAAATTAGTTATAAATGCTCTAAAATGCATTCTATCTGTTACACTTGGACTATCATTATCTATAACTTCTATACAAAATTTAATTAAATCTCTTACATCATCACTATCCTTTTCAATTCTATTATCAATACTACTTCTGTAAATAGGAGACATATTAACTTTATCTTGACCTCCAAGAAAAGGATCATAATAATTACTTCTTGAAACATAAGGTCGAGCTCCAGGGCTCCCTATTCCGATTCTAGTAATCATTGGAATATAAAAATCAGTATAATCTTCAGCTAAAGGATTATTATCTATAGTATATTTTCTAAAATCTTGTAATTTTGGTGGAGCAGATATATCATTATCTTTCCTTGATGCCAATAAAGCACTATATCCCATAGTATTACCAAAATAATTTATAAAAGAAGTACCTATAGGGACAAATTCAGGTCTTATATAATCTGGAGATGATTGTTGATAACTTGTATTATCTTCAGAATTAAATTCATCTCTTACAAGATTTACTATTTGTGCATTACTAGGAATACCAAATGGTTGTGCTACTATAGATGATTGTATAAAAGCATCTACATTAGAGGTATTATATAGGGATGCTATATAACTTGAATTGTAAGGAGTATCTTGAGATAATGTTTTGAAAAGAGGATTATAACCAGTTTTAATAAATCCATTAGAGATATATCCTTCAAAAGCTGTAGTAGTATTTGTAGTTCTAAATATAGTTGTGTTACCATCCCCATACAATGAATCAGGTCCCATTTCATAATCAAATAAAATATTATCATCAGTAGAGATTCCTAATTTAGTTACAGCAGAATCAAGAGATAATCCAGTTGAATTTTGTTGAATTTTAGAACCATAAAGTGCTACTAATCTATTTTGATCAGTATTTTTATGAGATACAATATACTCATATTTAGCTTGGGGATTGTCAGGTCCTAATTCATTAGCATTAGCACCAGGTCTTGGAATATGAATGCCAGTACCTTGTTCAAAAACTTGTGCTAATAAATTAGCATTTAAATTATAAGTTTGAGTATTTAATCTAGAAGATAACCCTCCTGTCTCAATTTTAGGATTGGATTTTTGTAATTGAACTTGTTTAGAGGTAAATACATATCCTCTAGGAAGATCAGTTAAAAAACGCGATATTCTAACCGAGTCTGTAGTAGATGCTATAGTTGAGTAAGCCCCACCTCTAAGCGGCCAATCCATGCTATCTCGCGCGATTCCTGCTAAGTACTCACCCGCAGGTGAGTCTTCAGGTAAACCGTTTTGAATATATGGAAGACCACTAGAGCCACCTCCAGGAGTATCATTACCAAACTGGAGAGACTTTAAACTAGTTCTGAGGTCTCTTAAAGCCATTTAATTATCCTGGTAAGTTATCTAAGTATCCTTGTCCTGGATTACTTCTGAAAATAGCAGTATTAAGTGGGTCTTTTTCTTCTAAACTTGAAGGAACGTAAGTTACCGCAGGTGCTTGTAATCCTGTTACTCCACCAACTATAATATTATTAGCTACGTTAGGTGTTCCATCAGTAGAGAATAAATTGTGACGAGTAAATCCTGGAGGGTTATTATTTACAGTTGAAGGAACAGGTGCTCCATCATATCCTAAATTACTTACTCCTGAGTTTAATAATGTTAATAATCCCATTGTGTTGTGTTTTATTGTTTATAATAAATATTGTAAAATTATATTTTGCGTGTAGTTATTCCCATTGGGGTTTGTATTTCTCTTGTTATACTAACTCCATCTATATTAGCTACAGCTTGAATAGGATTAGCTGTTACAGCTTTAGCTATATGAGCTCCTAATTTTTCATAATCAATCATAGGAGATTGAGAACTATTAACTACTACAGTTTTAGGTTGTCTCATCATTTGAGCGGCACCAGGAGCTGCTATTAAATCATCATTTTTACTTAATTCAAATAATCCTCCTTCTTTAGTAGAAACTTGTGTTTTACCATTAGCAGGTGAATTAATATCTCCTGCGGGTTCTAAATAATTTTGGTATAGAGCCATACCCCCTCCAATAGCAGCTAATATCCCTGCTGCTGCTAATCCACCAGTTAATGATGTAGTTAACATGAATGCCGCAATTGCAGCGGCTGATAGGAATTTTACTATGCCTCCTAATACTGGTCCTAGTGCTGACATTTTTTCAAATAACCATCCTATAGGTTTCATTATTAAACCTACTATTGATAAGATGCTAGCAAATACATCTAGTATAGGCATTAAAGGTTCAGCTATAGTTACAAATATTTCTTTTAATTTTTCAATAGAAGCATTAAATCTATCTTGTATTGAAGCAGATTTCATTTGTCTATCTAATTCATCTTGACCTAATTCAGCAATAGCTTGAGTACTAAATCCTTGTTCTTTTAATAACGCTAGTTTTTTTCTATTTTCTTCAGTATCCCCTCCTGTTAATTTAGATAAAGCCTCTTGTTCTATTAACATTCCTCCTAATTGATCACGAGACAATCCCATAGCTTTAGCTACTGATTCTTGTTGGAGAATGTTCATTTTGCTAAATGTAGCTTGAGTAACGTTTTGTTTTGTTAACTCTTGTGCTAATCCAGCTATATTATTAGTTAAAGCATAATATCTTGCTCTTTCTAAATTTAATTGTTTACCAGTTATTACTTCAGCCTCAAATTCAGCTGCAATTGAAGATTCAATATTAAGTAATGAATCTTGAATACCTTGTATAGATTCTAGTTCTAAACCTATTTTTTTAGCGGCGTAAGCTGATTCTATTAATTTTTTAGGTTGTGCAGCAAAAGTTGCTAAAAGACCTTTAGAGGTTTTTGATATACTTTCTATTAAAGTTTTTTCATTAATAGCAGTATTATTAATTAAATTTAAAGCTTTGGCTTGCCCCAAAAATTCAGTAGTAATTTCTTTAGCAGGTTTTCCAGTAGCTAAGGATAATTTAGAAATTTGAGTAGCAGCTTCTACACTATAAAATGCCTGTTTGGTAAGTTGAGTTTGAGTTAATAATAATTCCTCACTTAAATTAGCATTAGTACCTAAAGCAGCATTTATTTGTAAAAACGACTCATTAATACCTTTAGTAGTAACAAAAATACTACCACTTTTATTAGCTATATTATTAAACTGTTGACTTAAACCCGCAGCTTCATTATAAGAAACACCTAATTGTTTAGCAGTATCTCCTATAATTTTATCTAAATCCAAGAAAGATTTAAAAGCTTCTACTAATAAAAACATAGGTCCCAAAGACTTAGTAAGAGCTGGCCCTAGTGATTTAGCACCTGCTAAAAATGTATTTTGGGATTTAATTTCAATACCTAAAGATTTAGCTTTAACGGCCGCTGCTGTACCTGCTAATCCTCCTAATTCTTTTTCTAAACCTAATTGTTTAATTTTCTCTTTAGTAAGACCAGTACCAGTTTTTAAAGCAAAAGCATCTTGATTTTGTAAAGCTTGTTTTCGAGCGGCTTCTGAGGCTTTTTCAAAAGGTTCTGAGAATCTTTTTAATCCTGGTATTGCTTTTGTTATATCATTAAGGGCTCCGAAAGTTTTAACTCCGAAATTTTTAGCTATCTCATTAGAGGTGTTTTCAATTCTATTTAATTCTTGAGATAATTTAGTAGCACTTTTGATTTGTTCTTCTATGGCTTGATTTATCTCGAATTGCATTCGAGCATCACCCTCATAAACTTTATTTTTTAAAGTAGTTAAAGTTAAAATATTTTGTTCTAAAGCTAATCTTTGTTTAGCTAAATCTTTTAAACCTTTAGTAGTACCTAATTCTTTATCCTGTATATTAAAAGCTTGTGTTGCTATCTTTACTATATCTCTAGAAACTGAACGAATAGAAGTCTTTTCAGCAATTTGAAATTTAAGTTCTCTAGTTTGAGCTTGTAAAAAATTAGCTAAATCCCTAGCATCATCAAGACTTGCTTCTTCAATCCCCCTACGACGATTTAATAACTCGATTAAGTCTTGTTCTAGTGAATTTTGATTAGGTGTTGTAGCCATAATAACTTAGTATATAATATAAATATGAAACAAAAAATCCCTTCTACTTAGAAGGGATATTTGCATTATATGTGTTAGTAGGTGGAATATTGGGTCTAGCTACTTCAGCTGCATTTTTATTTGTTAGCTGATTATTTTGAGCTTCTGCTTGTTCCTGTTCTTTATCATACCATTCTTTTAGTTTTTTAAAGGTAAAATTTCGAAGCCAAATAGGCCAATCATAAACAGTATCCCAAGTATATCCTCCCTTACCATGAAATACTATTTCATTCATTTGGGAGAATAAGTTTATTCTATAACTCGTAGTCAGGCCAAAAAAAGTTAAGACTAATAGGTACGGTAATGTCCTCCCCGCCATCACCTTGCATAGTTAAATTAATATCTGGAGATACTCTTTTTATTTCTTGACGTAATGCCCTTGCATCTCTTGCTAATAATTCATTATCAATAAATTCTCTAACTACTTTTCTATCAGTGTTACCATTAATAGCATTAACAACGTATTTTAAACGAGTAGAAACTTCAGGTAAACCACCATTAGGATAAATTTTCTTTAATCCTTTTAATTCGGCTTCTATAGCTAGTTCATCACCATGAGTTAAAATTTTATAACCTACTTCAACACCTGATGCTGGTAATGTAAAATAGAATTGATTACCTTTAGTATAATCTACATCTTCAGGTAATTCTTTATCTTTTAGAGTTGTTAAATCTATTTTATAATGTTTACCTCCAGATTCAAATTCATATTCCTGCCCATATCCTAAGATACGAGAAGCAATTAAAATAGCATTCTTATCTCCAATAATAATGTCTTTTAAATCTACTTTAGAAACAATAAGTGATTCTAATAGCTTATCTAAAACAGTACCTTGTTGGATATAATTTGAGTTAGTTAGGATATCTTCTTCTCGGGCGGTCATATATTTCATTTCTATTTGACCACTTGAAAGAGGATTGTCTTTATCATATAAAAGACCCTTTGAAGGAAGTTCTACAATTTCTGTAGGGAATTTTGGTTTTGTAACTTGATTTTCCATAAATTATTTTAATGTTTATATATAAATATAGTGAAATAAAAAAAGCTCACAAATAAATGTGAGCTCTTTTCTTTTTATTTTTCTTAATCAGAAATTCAAAATGCAATAATCCATTGCTAAAGTACAGTTAATTTCAATAGCAGATTCTCCTTGTGACCAATCATAGTCTCCAAATGTTGCTGATTTAACAAATGCACCTTTTATAATCCATTCACCTACTACATCACCTACAGGACCTAAAACATTAAATGTTAAGTCTTTTTTATAGAAATCTGAGTATCCATCTCTACCTGTTACCGATTCGTGAGATAAACGCATCCATTCCATTACAGCTTGTGATCCAGCTGGAGCAATTGGGTCATATAATGATATTGTAACATCATTCCATCTAATTTTACCTTTTATTTTACGGTAAACATTAATGTGGTCTAGTGTGATTTCACCTGCATCAAATCCTGGAGCTGAAGCTTTTTTAATCATATAAGCTGGGATCCCATCAATATACATTATGAATCTATTTGATACTTTAGGTTCAAATGCAGTGAACATTATTTCGTTAGGGTTTAATACTGCCATGTCGTTTTATTTTATTATAAATATTAAACTAATTTATCCTTATGCAAAAGTTGCACCTGTTGGTGTAACATTAAAGTCTAGTATAATAAACTCAGCAGTTCTAGTAGGTTGGATGAAAATTTGACCTAACAATTGATTTCTATCAATTACCTCAGCAGTATTATTTGATTCATCCATTACTACTTTGTAAGCGTACACACCTTGTCTTTGTTGAATTGATTCAAGGTATGGATTTACTTGTCTTAAGAATCTATTTCTAGTAGCAGCTGTATTTTGTTCGAATACTAATCCATTAGCTATTTGACCAATGTATGATTTCAATTCAATTAATAATCTTCTAACATTTACTCTATCTAAGGCTGATGCTTTTTTCTGTAATGTTTTCTGACCATATGCTACTACACCTTGTCCTGGGAATGTAGCTAATGAATTAACTTTACCAGCATATAGTGAGTCTCTATCAGATGGAGTTAATTTTCTTTCAGCTTGAATTACACTTAATCCACCTCTTTGAAAACCAGCAGGAGCAAACCATGGAGCACCTACTCTATCATTGTAAGCATAAACACTTGGAATAATTGTTGATGGTGGAACCCATGTTAATTTTCCAGTATTAGGAGCACTAATTTGAATCCATGGATAATAAGTTGCAGCATATGAACTATCAACTGATGTTGCATTGTTAATTACTGTAGCTATATTATTTCCAAAAGCCGACATATCTACTATTGCAATGCAATCACCTCTATCAGAAGCCATATTAGTTAATGAAGTAATAACTGCATTTCCTGTTGTAGCTGTAATACCTGGAACTGTAATTAAGTTAAATTTAAATTCATCTGGATTGCTTAATAAAGTAATTGATGAAGTATAGTCTGAATTTGATAATCCGTAAACAGCACAATTAATTCCTAAAGCTCCACCAAATGAGCCACTTTGAGCAGTTGGTAAAGATGCTGTATAAGAAGATACTGGTGTGCCATTATTATCAAAATAATTTGGAGTAGTGTAAGTTACTGATTTTACTCTCACATATTTTGATTTGTTAGTGTAATCACCTGTTGTTTGAACATATCCGTTATCTGTAGTAGTAGATTGATTACCAATTACTGCTTCAATATAGTTAGGTTGATTAGGATCTAATGATAAACCTGTCCATTGTTCTAATACTACTTTAGAATTAATATTATCATCTCCTCTTCTAATTAGTAAATCAAATGTACCACTTCCTGAACTAACATTTAATAATTCATATCTAATATTACTAGTTGAGCCTGATGGTAAAGTGTTATTAGTTCCCTCAGTACTAGTACTATTATTAATAGCACCTTGTGATAAAGTTTCTAATACAAATACAGTATTTGGAGTGCCATCTGTACCTCCTACAAATGATCGAGTCACTGGAGTTCCTATACCGAAACTACTAGTAAGTGTAAAGGCATTTTGTGAAGTACCTGTAGCATCTGTAAAGAAAGTTAATACTCCTCCTACAAATGAAGCAGAGAAATAATTAGATACTCCACCTGTTCCTCCATTAACAGCACTTACTACATTAGCGGCCCAACTACCAGTTGAATTTACAACGTTAACACCATTGTTGGAACCATCACCTACACCTAAGTAGATATAATTAGAACCTTCAAAATAAGATCCAGTAGCAGTATAAGGATAGTTATAAATAATATAACTAACATTACCTACAGCAGTTGTAGCGTTAATTTGAATTTGATTCCACGAACCTGTACTAGAGTTTAATACAGTAAATGAAGCAGAAGCGACAGATCCTGTTATTAAAGATATGTTGTTAGTAGCACTAGAAGTTGCGGGTAAGAATGTACCACTTACTGCTCTAGTTACTAATAAAGTAGTACCTCCTTGTTGGAAATAATTATAAGTAGAGATTGATGTTAGGTATTCGTAAGATGTTCCCCCACTGATGAAAGACCCACCGAACTTATTTAAATAGTCACTATATGAAGTAACTAAAGTTGGAATTCTAACAGGACCTGATACTGTAGGTCCTATTATAGCCGCACCGGCAGTAATAGGGCCTTGAGTAATTTGGGATTGGTCATTTTCTCTAGTTAGAACACCTGGAGATAATAAAGTTTCAGCCATTTTGTTTATTTAGTTTTATTGTTAATCATTTGATAATAAATATTAAAAAAAGGCTCAAAACCTATATTTTAGGGATATGTTATCTCACCTGTCTTTAAATCTATTGAAACATCACCATAAGTTTCTTTAAGTTTTTTACTTAATTCTACCTCAGATGTTATTATTTGAGTGTATTGTTGTTTTAAAAATTGTTCTTCTCTTTCAATTTGAAGCTTTTTAAATCCTAATTGACCTAATTGGGCTATTAATGTTTCAGATTGAGTTTGAAAGTCTTGTAATTCTTGTAACTCTGTTTCTTTTAATTTTGTTGCTTTTATCATAACGTTATTTTAGTTTTAATCTAATTGTTTCCAAGTACTATTTAGATAACAATAAATATGTTGATCTACTCCAGAACCTGAAATTATTACCATTCCATTTGTTGGAGTACCTGGAGTTGTTGATCTCGGTGTTAGTACTAATATATCATTAATTGTAATTGAACCTGAACCATTTAAAGTTAAACTTCCAGTTGGTGTAGTTAATTGTAAAGATCCTGAAGATGTAATTATAGAACCATAAGTATTGTTAAGGTTAATGTTATTAGTTTGACCTAATCCTGGATTACCTAATACAAATGAAGTATTAGATTGTCCTCTATAAAGTAAAAGTACAGAATTTCCATCTATTTGCCCTTGAGTTGTAGAACCTACAACCATACTAGTTCCTACATTACTATATCCATTTGTAACTTGAGAACCCGTTATAAGTAAAGAACCTGTTATCTGGAATGTACTTCCTGAAGCAAACACTAAATTACTTCTAGAACCTGAAGAAATTCCATTACCTATAATAAAAGCTGATTGAGCTGATGATGAAATATTATATTGTCCTTGTACATGTTGGTAATTTCCAGCAGCTATGGTACCTAATCCCTCAGCATGTGAAATATCCCCAGATGCTAATGTGCTGTTTCCTTCAGCATGTGAATAAGCCCCTGAAGCTGTAGTGTAATATCCTTCGGCATGGGCATAGTAATTTGAAGCTAGTGTTCTTTCCCCTTCAGCGTGAGCTCCTAACTGAGTAGCTTTTGTATTATTTCCTTCAGCATGAGAATGATCAGCTAGTGCTATAGTATTGGCACCTTCAGCATGTGAGTATGAACCAGAGGCTATATTATTTATACCTTCGGCATGTGAACCTAAGCCTTTGGCTTGGGTTGTTGCTCCTTCAGCATGTGAATATTGTCCTGACGCTGTTGTTTGGTTACCTTGTGCGTGAGCAAAAGTACTAGAAGCAGAAACATTATTCCCTTGTTGTAAACTTTGAAGAGTGTAATTAAAAATAAATGAACTATTTCCAGCAAGAACACTTCCACTATTATATTGTATTTGAGTATTTAAACCTCCTGGTTGAGATACACTCATAGTTACGCCTAAAGAAGCGGAATTTAAATATGATAATTGTCCTGTAGTAGGATCATATGTTATTACATTGGCTCTTGAAGTATTAGGTAATCCTCTTAAATAAGTTGAACCTGATAATGAAGTTGAGCCTGAAACTGATAATGAACCTGTTATGATTATATCAATAGGGGTAACTCCATTTAACGCGTTTATTACTCTTAGTAAATGTTCTGAACGAATTATTTGTCCTGGGGAAATTCCTGAAGTACTTATTGTAGCCATCTATAATGTTATGTTTTATAATAAATATTGAAGAATTAGGAATAAACTTGCTCCTAGTATACCACCATAACTCTCCATATCTAGATCTGTGTTATCCCAAGGTGCACCGTGGAATTTTCCATAATACCACTCTCTTGTATAGTTTACAATGTAAGCTGCCATCCAAGAAAACACAATCTTAATAAACCAAGGGATGTATTCTAGTTGTAAGTCTTTTACACCGTTCCCAAAAAAGAAGATAAAAAAGATTGCTACTCCGCTTACTAAAAAATGTAAGTATCTTCTTTGTGAGAAAAACTTACCATCAAAAACCTCTGCTATTCTAACAAAAGGATTTGATACGTGTTGCCATAGTGAATTAAATGATTCCATAATTTATTGTTTTATTTATTGTATACTTTTTATTTCTAACTCATACAAAACAAAGTCAGATAAGTCTAAAAATTCAGCTTCGGCTATAGTTACTATATACCCATCTTCAATTTTTATCGGATTGAAAAAATATCCGCTATCATATTCTAAACCTCTAATCTTATTTGCTTTTTCTTCACTAATTTTTGCTACTTGAAATTTCATATTTTTATTTTTTATGCAAATGCTGTTAAACCAATTGATGTTAAATAATTATTAAAAGATGTTCTAACAAACTCTACTTGTGATTGAGTTAAAGAAGAACCGTGCATAGATAAAGCGTATCCACCATTCGCTCTTAAGTTAAATGAAACACCTTCAAATAATATTGCATTTAAGTTCGACGTACTTGATGTTGCTGTTGTTACTGTTTGTATATTTCCCCTGTAACATTGTACAGCTGTACTAGAGGTTCTAACAAGTGCTCTTAATCCTGTCCCAGTAAAATCAACAGATACGGGTAAATTAGTAGTACTCTGGTTGATTCTTTTTTCAGCGTTATTTTGTGCTGATATTCTATGTGCTGTGCTTGCGTTACCACCAACAGTAGCACCATCAATTATAGATGTAAATGCGCCCGTAAAAGCTACAGATAAAACATAAAGCCTACTTGCATCATTCTGTTTATAATAAGTCCCCGTTGATAGATTAAATTTTGTATTAATTTGATTAGCTTGACCACTTGTAGTACTGTTTAGTTTTACACCATCAACTCTATATGTGTAGTTACCACTATAGTCAGTTAATGCTGATGTTGGATTTACGATATTTATTCTTGAAAAATTTTCAACTCCTGTATTATTATACGCTGAAACTCTTAGATAATCTCTTGTTTGTAATATATTTTGTGATTTTAATTCTTTAAGAAAAACATCTAACGCATTTAAAGTACTTTCTGAAGGTAAGGTAAAACCTTCTGTGTTTGCCCTATTAATCAAAGATTGTAATTCTGGTGAATATCCCCCTAAGGTAAACATCATCATTCTTCTTAAACTCATAACTTATGTTACTTGACTTATTGAATAAATAATTTGATTATCTGCAATGTATGTACAATAAATATAATTTAATCCTGCTACATAATTAGAACTTCCGGATAATCTCTTAAAATCAGATCCTGTGGTTGGTGCTGCTGAAGCACTGTGTATAATTAGGTTTGTTACCCCTAATATAGCAGAACCAGTATCTGAAGTAATTGCACTACCTGTTTCTGGTGAAGCAAAAGTTCCGTACACTCTGTCTTCAGTAAACGAAATTACTAATCCGGTTGTTTGTGGTACAGCTATTGGTAGGTAGGCAGGTGCTAAAGATGCTGTTACTGCAAATGATGCAGTACCAAATAATGAACCTGTGAATTGTCCTGTAAATGATCCAGAGAATGAACCTGTGTTTGATAAAAATTGATCTACTCTATTTGCTGTTACTATTACAGAAGGAATTCCAGGGTGACCTCCGCCTGCAGTTTCGGCTAATAGTCTTATATTAGTATCAGGTGAGTACCATATTATTTGATAGTAATCGTTAGCTGCTGAATTTACAAACCAGTTCCAAGCTGCAACGACTTTATCATTGTTGTTAGTTAATGTTATAGTAGTGGCTGTATCGGTTAAATCAATTCCATTTTTTCTAAGCCAAATTACTATCTCGTCTTTTCCAGCGTCTGTTTTATCTAATTGAGCAGAAAATTGAATATTGTATACACCTGCATTTTCTGTCTTGATGTAAGTGTTGAAAGGATTTGTTGATCCTGATATTGATACCCCATTTGTAATATCTGTTGTGTCAAGAGACATTGAACGAGGTATGTTACCGACGGGATTTGTTTGTGTTGTTGTATCATAAAACGATCCATAAGATCCAGTTGCAGTATTAAAACTTGAACCTCCACCAGCAGTTGAACTAATTGTAACTTGTCCTAATCCATTTGTTGGTGCTAATGTTATGTTTGGTCCTGCTAATAGTTGTGTTACTCCTCCATTAGATGCATAAGATGCTGTTGTTGCAAAGGAACTTGATACTGCTTGTAAAACATAAGAAGCACTTATAGCATTTTGTACAAAGGATGCTGTTTGAGCTGTTTCTACAAAAGATGCTGTTGCTGCAAATGATGAAGTTCCAAATAAAGAACCTGTTATTCCTTGAGTTACATTTAAAGAACCAGTTATTACTTGATTTCCTATAAATGTATTTGAACCAGTTGTAGCAAGTGAACTTGTATTAATAGTTTGAGAAGGTGCCCAAGAAGCACTTATTGCAAATGAACTTGATATTGATGATGAAGAGCTTATAGCAAAAGATGCAGTTAAAGCATATGATGCACTTATAGCTTGAGTAGCATTAGCGGCGTTATCTGCATTTGTAGCATTTGTAGCATATCCTAAAAGACTTCCAGTTATACCCCCAGTTACATCTAATGATCCTGTTATTTCAACTATAGAATCATGAGCATATATTAAGTTTGATCTATTTGCATCATCTGTACCATTTCCGTGGATAAACGAAGATGGTGATCCAAGTGGTATATTATACTGACCCTGTACATGTTGATACTCTACAGATGCTACTGTTACTAGACCTTCAGCATGAGAATAGATTCCTATGGCTTGGGTGAATCTACCTTCAGCATGGGAACCAGCTCCTATTGCTTGTGTGGATACTCCTTCTGCATGTGAATAAGTTCCAACTGCTTGTGTGTTTCCTCCTTCAGTATGTGAATAATTTCCAACTGCTTGTGTGTTTCCTCCTTCAGTATGTGAATAATTTCCTAAGGCAGTAGTAGTCTGTCCTTCTGCATGGGAGTAGTCTCCTACAGCTTTAGTGTTATTTCCTTCAGCATGTGAGTATATTCCCGGTATAGTGCCGGTACTTCCAAAGGTTCCACTATTGTTTAGTAGATATGTTATATCTCCAATAATACCTGATGTTACATTTAATGTAATATCTACTAATTGTATTAATGTGCTAGATCCATTAAAAGTAACAGTGTCAATTAAATAAGGTGTCTTTGTACTATTATTAGTATCAAATACATATAAGTAACCACCTGGTGTGAAGTAAGAAGTTACATTACCAGTTAGAGCTATTAATCCATTTACTATAGTACCTTTTTCAAATGCAGTTTGAATACCTGTTTTTGTAGAAATTCCTTCAGCATGGGAGTAGTCTCCTATTGCTATTGTACTACTTCCTTCTACATGTGAGTATATACCACTTGCTGTAACTGCAAGTCCTTGTTGTAAACTCTGATTTGAGTAATTAAAAGTAAATGATCCTGTACCCTGAAGACGACTTCCGCTATTAAATTGAATTTGTGTATTACTTCCTCCAGCATTTAATGGTGCCCAAGAAGCTGATATTGCAAATGAGCTTGATACTGCTTGTGAAGCACTTATAGTAAATGAACTTGATATAGCATTATTTGACCAAGATGATGTACCAAATAAAGAGCCAGTAAAGCTTCCTGTAAAACTTCCTGTATTATAAGATGAAGTAAAAGCATTAAATGAAGAAGTAGTTACAAAAGAACCTGTGTTAATAGTAGTTCCAGCATTTAATGCAAAAGAAGCAGTTATTGCATTTATAGCCCAAGATGATGTACCTGTTAGATTTCCTGTAAAACTTCCTGTAAAACTACCAGTGTTATATGAAGAAGTAAAAGCATTAAATGAAGAAGTAGTTACAAAAGAACCAGTATTTGTTATAGAACCAGATGGGCCTGGTAATCCTTGGGGTCCTATAGGTCCTTGTGGTCCAGCAGTGATTACTTCTACTATTGTAGTAACAGGTTGAGTTATGTTAACTGTAGTAGGATTAGTAGGATCAGTTACAACTATTTGATTATTAGTTGTATTAATATCTACTGTGTTAGTATTTAATGTTATATTTACTTGAGACATTATATAGGTCTTGTTGTTTCTTTACTTAATTGAACGTTACCTTCTAGTATACGAGTTGTTATAGGGCATGATGCTGCACTACCCGAAAATATCTCTAAATCATATCTTGCAGATTGAAAATTTAAAGCAGAAGATGAACAAGCTGAGATAAAAATTCCAATGTATCCTGTACTTGCAGAAGACATATTTAAACCAGTTCCATCAGAAGCTAATGAACTTGATAAAGTTATATAGGTTGTAGGATTATTATCAGCGTAATTACTTCTAATTTGCATAGCAGCCCCATATCCTGTTAAGTTTATAGCACTACCACTTACATCTTTATATTGAATTTTAAAATCCACTGTGGTACCCTGTTCTAATAAAATATTGTATATTCCTGCAGCCATTTTATATTATTTTTTCTGTAAATGTTGTTTTAGTTATGTTGTATGATTTAGGATTTGGTCCTGCCATTGCAACGTTTATTGTATTAGGTATAATATAACCTTGTAAAGTTAGAGTTATTTCACTTTTACTAGCCCTATCAGTAGAATTTTCTAATAATACAGGAGTAGGGAAAGAATTTATTATAGCTCTAAATTGATATTTTTGAGGATCTCCCCAATATGAATCAGAAGCAAATTCTAGCGCCTCTATTATAGGATTCATTTGTTCTACATAATCTGTAAAAATAGATAATTTATAAGTTAAGGTAATATAATCAGGTATTACTCCTAAAATATATTCTTTTTGTGGTTTTTGATTATTTAAAATATCAAAATTATCATATACATTTCGCTGCGAATATTGTTTTTCAAAATATTGAATATTATGAACTACATTACCATCTAATTTATTACCTAAAGTTCTATTTTTTTCAAATGATTCTCTTTTAAACATAATTAAAGGAACCATTGTTTTACCATTTTTATCACGATAAAACCCGTCGTATTGAATCGACTTCCATCTTTCCGGCGAACCATATATAATTGGAACTGCTATTTGTCTATCATTTTGAATTACCGTAGGTCTTATTATATTTTGTAAATAATATAAAATTGCATTATCATGTTCTTCTAACCCTATATTAATAGTAGAGTTTTCTTCATTTTTTAAAGAAACTTGTGATGCTCTATTAAATTCAGGTTGTCCAGGTTGTGCATTTAATGATTCTGTAGAGTTAGGATTAGTATAAGGTTGTACCGCCACTTCCGGTTGTTGGTATGGTTCCGAAAGAGATGTCAAAAATTCTCTTTTATTTATTGGACGTGGTTTATTTTCCATTATTAATTATTAAACTGTTAAAGAACCAGGATCACCTGGGTATCTATTTTCTCTGATATTAACTTTTTCTGGACGGATATAGAAACATTCTAGTATTATTGATAAACTTGTACCTGCATCAGGAACAAAATCTTGACTTGTATAAGCATAATTAGGATCTTTACCAACTACTAATTGATTTTCATTTACATTATTAACTTCATAATAATCTTCATTCCATAAAATTACATCACCTACTGAAGGTTCAACATTAGCTGTTATTAAATTAGGTCTGAAAAATCTTACAGTTAATTTTCTTTCAAAATCCATTCCAAAATCATCTGTTAATGGAGTAGTATCACCTCTTTCTAATAAGCAAGTTAATAATACTGGACCATTGTATTTTTTATTTGTACTTTCACCGTAAATGTTAGGTGTAGTTTCATCTAAAATAACTTGGTAGTAACCAACTTTTTGTTCAATTACTTGTCCCAACAACTCATTGTTGATATTTGAAAAAGTATTTATATCGCGAGAACGTCCAAAATATGCCATATTATCCTATATAAATGTTCATTGGTATATTCGATAACGTAGATTGCATAGCATCATTTTCAGCTTTTTTCCTTTCTAATTGATTCTTACGTGAAGCCTCGTCTAAATCTAAACGTAATTTTTCAATTAACGCCAGTTGTAAATCCCTAGCTTTTCCTAGTAAATCTGCCTGATTTAACGTTACTTCTGCGCCTGGAATAGGTACTTGAGTATATTTACCTCTAATAAATGCTAATGTTTCAGCAGCTAGTGCTAAAGTATATTCAAATATCCAATATCTACCAGGAGCATTTACATTCATGTATGTAGGATTCTCATAAGGTACATTTGATATGTCTGTAATTAAATTATCTCCTGAACCAGGTCCTGAAGCAGCTACTACACTATTTCTTTCTGATACTTTGATGTACTCAAAGAATAGTTTTTTATCAGATGTTGGAATAGGGAATATTTTTAATTTATTATTTATAATATTAAATGAGAATGCACTTCTTCTTATTTGATCATTTAATTCAATTGCTTGAATTGTTGCAATATCATAATTAAGAGGCATTAACATAAAGTTAATAGCAGGAGATTTATTACCAAATCCAAAGGCATCTAGTAATTGTTGTGATCCGTATCCTGTACCAGCATAAGGGTCAAAATAACGAACAATAGCAGGAGCGTTTTCATAAAAAATAGTTTTTATCTCAATTGAATCATTTCCTGATATTACTCCTGAAGTTGAAGCCCAAGCTGCTAAGTCATAATCTTGTTGACCTGCTATCATATCTAATGAGCCTGAATAGTAAGTTATATGTCCTCCTACTCCTGCTTCACTACCATAATCAGAAGCCATTCTAATTATATTACCTAATGAAGGAGTAATTACTGAATTATTAAGTGTTACATTATTTGGGTTAGCTTCTAATGATATAAAATTATTTCTAATTTGATATAAGTAAAGTTCATTTCCATAAGTTGTTACTGCTTCTTCAAAACAAGCGAAAAATGAACCACTATCCATCTCAACATCCATTGAGGGATACCCTAATCTTTGAGCACAGAATTTTGCTACTTTTACCGCATCTATTTGGAATTGATAATCATTATCATAAAAACCAAAGGGAGTTGAAGCCCCTGGTATAAAGTTTGCAATTCCTGTCCAAACTTGTGAATTAGCCATAATTTATTATTTAATATAAATATTTTAATCTCTAAAGTCTTGGTATACTTTTAAAATAGGCGCAACAATATCATGTCTATGATTAGCTTGCAATGCGAATACTCTAAATCCTTTCACTTGCTCTTCAACTCTAGTTAAAAATGAAAATCCTGTTTCTTTTTTTACTTTAAGATCAATTTGAGCTAAATCTCCACATACCACCATTTTAGATCCTTTTCCTAAACGTCCTAATACAGTCTCCATTTGATCATGAGTCACGTTTTGTGCCTCATCTACAATTACAAATGAATTAACAAATGTTCTTCCCCTCATAAATGCAAAGGGTACAATTTCAATATTGCCATATTCTAATTCTTTTTCAATTTTATCCTTACCATATAACATGTATAAGTTATGATATATTGGTGCTAACCAAGGATCCATCTTTTCTTTAAGATCGCCTGGTAGAAATCCTAATTCTTCTTTAGCTACAGTAGGTCGAGTTATAATAATTTTTTCAACTTCTCTACTAAATAGCATATCTAATGCTGCTTGTACAGCTACTAAAGTTTTTCCTGAACCTGCCATTCCTTTTAAAACGACTACTGGATTTTCAATAATAAGGGCTTTTGCTTGTTTTTGTTCTTCATTAAGTTGTAGGTTGAACTTAATTGGGTTTTTAGGTTTTCTTTTTTGAGTAAAAACCTCATCAGTGTGATGATTTGATGCCATATTAGTAACGTTTAGTTTAGTATAAATATGATAAAAAAAGCCTAGCTTTCGCTAGGCTATCTTATTTGATTTTCTTCTATTATTAGTAATAGTAAGTGGTTGGGTATTAGTAAAGTGAAAAGTCCCTCCTTTACTTAATGGTATTATATGATCAATTTCCCAATATATTCCCCAATTATCCCAATTCATTTTTAATGTAAATTGAAATTCTAAATGTATTTTATATTGATCTATTGAACATCCTAAATATTCTAAAGTACTACGATCCTTATTATCTTTCATACTATTATAAATTCTAGCTCTAAGAGATTCTTTTAATCTAGTTTTAGGATCTTTTCTACGCTTCCTAGCATTCTCAGTTAATTGTTGGGTACGTTGTAATTTTTGTTCAAGAGTTAAATTTTGAAGACGGATTTTATGATAATCACCTGTGTATTTAGAACGTTCTTTAACTTTTCTACATTCTTTACATCCTTGTAACTTACCATTTTTATGTTTAGAAGAATCATAAAAATTTTCTAATGATTTAGAAATATTGCATATAGTACAAATCATATTTTCATAATTATTATTTAATATAAATATAAAAAAAAAGAAAAGGTATTATATCTGTTTTAATTTAATGTAAAAAAAATGCCTAGCTTTTGCTAGGCACTTTCTTAATTATTTAAGATATTCTTAGATAAGGTTGGTATCTAATACCATTACTTTTCCGTAAAATTCCGGACGTACCATTTTCTTAGCATATCTTGTCATTATCCCCTTGCGAGGAGTGAAAGTATTTGGATCGTATACTAATGGAGTCATGATAAGTGGAACATATGGAGCATAAACTGCACCTGATTCTAAGAATTGGTTACCTCTAAATCCTAACAAGATAGTGTTTTCTAACATGTAAGGGTTTTTGTAAACTTTGTATCTAGAATTTAATGAACCAATTTTCTGAACACCAAATGCATAGTTCATTTTAGCTGCATCGCCATCTGTATCAGCAGCAAATCCTGGGATTGATTCTAATACTGTAGCAACTGTTGGAGATACTACCATAAAGTTAGCACCACCT